AGATTGAGGTTCTAATCAATACGATTGGAGGCTCTGTTTATTGCTCTTTGTCAATTACTAACGCCTTGCAAAAGGCAAAGGAAAGCGGCGTTAAGATCATAACCGTAAATGAGGGTATTTGCGCAAGTGCTGGGACTCAGATTTTTATGATTGGTGATGAGCGCATAAGCTATACATCATTGTTTATGATTCACAACCCAGCGCAGTTCATTTTTGGTTATATGGAAGCGGCAGATATGGAAAGGGAAAAGAACGCTTTGCAGATTTGCAAGGATACTATCCTAATAACCTATGCCGCTACTGGTTTGGATGAGCCAACATTAAGGGCTATGCTAGATGCAGAAACTTGGTTAACCCCATCTTTATGTGTTCAATTAGGATTTGCAACAGAAGACCGTTCAGACCCAACAAAGAAAGCAGATGTTCTGGAGCAGTCAGTAAAAGGACTTGAAAAGGCATCGCCAGAAAACAGGATTTACGCAAGTAAGTTCTTCAATACGATTAAAACAAAAAACACAAATATGGATAACGTAAAAGAGCTTTTAGAAAAGCAAAACAAGGCAGTTGAACAAAGCAACAGTCTTATGAGTTTCTTCAAGAATAAGTTTGCCAACATTTTCAAGAATGAGGGTGATGAAGAAATTATTGAAGAAGCCGTTAACGCTTCCGTACAACTGGAAGATGAGAGTTACATCTATTTCGATGGTGAACTTGCCGTTGGCACAAAGGTTTTTACCGATGAGGCAATGACTGAAGCGGCTGAAGATGGAGACCATACCTTAATGGATGGTAGAACAATCACAGTTGCAGAGGGCGCAGTTTCAAACATTCAGGATGTTGTTGAAGATGCGGTTACTGATGAGGCTTTGATTGCAGAAAACAATTCACTGAAAGAGCAATTGGCAACGGCAAACAAAAACATCGAAACTTTAACCAACTCGGTTAACGCATCGAATGAAATGTTGACCAAGCTAAAGAATGTTAAGTCAACCTTTGAACCCGCTCCACGTGAGCAAGAGATAAACCCTAAGCCTAACAACTCAAAAGAGAAAGCAGACCTAAGCACAGAAGCTAGGGAAGCTAGGAAACAAGAAATTAAAGATAAAAAAAATAAAAAATAACTATGGCATTACCAGCTAATATCGTTGACCTTGACCCAGTAGATTTCTGCGGAAAACAGGTTATGAGCTTCAAGGAAGCTTTATGGACACAAGCTTTTGAAGACCCACAACTAAGCGAATTATTAACGATAATTCCAGGTGTTAAGGCAAAGCAACAAGTTGTTATCCTTGGTTTTTTAGGATTGTTAGGAAAGAAAGCAAGCACTACACAGTGTGCGCCAGAAGCCAGCACCCAAGAGATTCCATCGGTACAGAAATTTTATGATCCCGCAAACATTGAAGACCGCTTCACTGAATGCTGGAAAAACCTTTTGGATAAGTTTACTGTTTGGGGCTTAGGCAACGGACTTAAGAAAGCAGACCTTACGGGTACTGACTTTGCGAATTTCCTAGAGGAAAGAGTATTGGAAAGTTTGAGACAAGCGGTTTACCGTATTGTTTGGTTTGGTGATACTGCGGCAGACAATATTGCGGATGGCGGAAACTTAACAGCGGGTATTGATCCATTGTACTTCACCGCAATTGATGGGTTCTGGAAACAGTTCTATGCAATCGCTACAGCTAATCCATCGCAAAGAGTTACGATTGCTAAAAACGCAGGTGCTAGTTATGCATTACAGGCATTCACTCCTACAGACACAACCAATCAAGTGGTAACTGGCTATTTACAGTCTATGATTACCAATATGGATGAGCGTATGGCAGGAATGTCTCCTAAGTTCTTTGTTACTCGTTCTATTGCAGAGCAGTATCGCGCAGAACGTAGGGCATTCGCAAACATTGACCTTGCTTATACAAGAACAGAAGAAGGATGGGATATGTTAGAGTTTGCAGGTTATCCAGTTATTGTTTTAAACTTTGAGGATAGAATGATAAAAGAATACTTCAATACTGGAGTTGCTTGGTATCAGCCTCACCGTATCTACTTCACGCCAATTACCAACTTGCATTTAGCAACAGGCGAAGAGGGAGAGTTATCTACGTTAAAGGCGTGGTTCAGGGATTTTGATATGCAATACTACATTGACATATTATTCTCTGTTGATGCTTTGGTTATCGAGGATTACAAGTTAATGGTTGGTTACTAATTAATAGGAGGAAATATTATGCCATTTGTTTGCGGTGAAATAACCGATGATATAGAAAGAGATTGTGCGACACTCCCTGTTGGGGGTGTCAAATCAACTATGCGAATTGGGAACCTTGACGATATCGCTACCATTACCTTTGACGTTACCAATCCGCTGATAGTGGAAAGCATCGTTATGAAGGATGGTAAGAAAATGTTCAAGTACGAGGTATTCAAGAGAGGCCACAAGCCACGTTTTGAAAAGGTAAACGGTGATTTTGCAGACCGTTACCGCCACGTAATTGATACGTCAATACAGGTTTGGGATAACGCTACCAAGGCACAGGTAGAGGGTCTTAATGCAGCTAGCACGTTTGCTATTGTTGAGAACCTACAGAACACGGGCGATGCAAGGTTTGAGATTTACGGGCTTGATGCAGGTCTTTATGTTGCCGATGGTGCGGTTAGAAACTTGAACGAGAATGATGGGGTTTACTCATTATCTTTATCGAGTGATGACCTTAGCCTAGAGCCGCATATCCCTCGCTCATTCTGGGATACTGATTACGCAGCTACTTTAACTGCATTGGCTACATTAGATGTTGTTGCGGTTTAGGTAAATCACAAAAATATTATTAACTTTAAAGGCGGGCAATGGTTCGCCTTTTTAGTAAACCCAAATTATGACGGCAAAAGAATTATTTGACAGCATCCAGAAACTCGAAATGTTGATTTACAAGATCAATAAGAGGGAACAACCAGCGATAAAGGAGCTGAATAGGTTACATCGGATTGCATTCGGCGAACCAGTAACGGTAAGCTGTTCAAATTGCCACATAAAAGCATACAGAAAATTATTATCTTTAACATTAAAAGAATTGGAAACAATGGAAAACCAGAATTTTAAGATTAAAAAATCAGCATTGATTGAATACCCTGCAAGAAGCGGGCAGTTTTATAGTGCATCAAAAGGAATTGAGGATAAGGTTGCGATTGAATACCTAAAGCAATTCCCTCAATTGATCAAGAACTTTGAAACCTATCCAGGTTCGGAAAGCGAAACTAAGGTACTTGATTTAAGTTCTTTCGAGAAAGTAGAAGAACCTATCAAGGAAAAGCCACTTGACAGGATGAACAAGACTGAGCTTCAGGCTAAGTACAAGGAAGTTATAGGCGATGAAGCTGATGCTGACTTAGATAAAAAAGATTTAATCATTGCCATAAAAGGTAAATAGGATGTCAAGACTTCACAACCTGCCAGACGCAGAGCCAAGAATGATAGTCGTTGATGGTAGCAAGTTAGGGATAAAGACCTATGGCGAGGACAACGGTTATCCACAAAGAATGCAAAACCTTTATAACGCATCTGGCTCTGCCAAGATGTGCGCAAAGGTTTTTGCTAGCTACATAGTTGGAAAGGGTTTTGAAGATAAGGACTTCTATAATGCCGTAATCAACGGTAAGGGGTTAACTCCAGATAAATTGATTAGGGTACTTGCTTCTGACAAATCAAAGCTCAGAGGCGTTGCTGTTCACGTAAACTATAACGCTGCTTATCAAAAAACATCTGTTAACTTTGTTCCTTTTGAGCATTGCAGGATTGGAGATGGTGATTATAAGGGTAAGATTGGGGTTAAAAAAGATTGGTACTCTTCAAAAAAAGGTGGAAGCAGACAGAAACTTGAGGACATTGTTTTCGTTGACATTTATAACCCAGACCCAATAGAGATTGAGGCGCAGGTTATCTCAGCAGGAGGTTGGGAAAGCTACAAAGGGCAGATACTTTGGCATTCCGATGATTTTGGAACTTACCCATTGGCAACCATTGACCCAGTACTGAACGATGTTCAGGCGGAGATTGAAAGCGGTTACACAAGAAAGAATAACCTTAAGAATAACTTTCAGCTTAAGACGCTTTGGATTGAAAAGGGACAAACAGAGGATGAGCAGGAGCAGGAAACAGTTGTTGAAGGGATACGTGACTTTATGGGTAGTGATGGAAAGCCAGTTACGGTGGTGTTTTCAAAAGACCCAGACGGAAAGGACGTGCCAGAACTCAAGAATGTTGCGGTAGCAGTTAATGATAAGCTATTCCAGTACACAGACCAGAGCGCAAGGAGTGCCATATATACAGCATTCGGGCAACCTGCAATACTTCACTCTGATTATAATGGTACTAATGGCTATAACGAGGGCCAATTGCCTCAAAGTATGGCTTACTATAACTCACTTACCGAGCCTGACAGGATTTTCTTTGAGGAATTGTTTACTGAAATATTCAAGGACTTTCAAGAGAACGTAAACCCAAGCGGAAGCTATAAGATCATGCCTTTGGAAACCGTAACCGATGGCAAGATTTCGGCTGAAGAAGATAAACCATTAATTGAAACAATAGGTATTGGTGGAACTCAGGCATTACAGGCTATATTGGCAGATACAGCCACAACTCCAGAACAGAAAAAGAACACATTGATAATAGTTTTTGGCATTAAACCAGATGATGCGGCTTTATTGGCTGGCATTGATAATGGTACAATTGAAACCCCAGAGGAATAAGTTATGGCAACACCATTAATAATAGTTAAGGCAGACTTTGCTGGTCGTGTGGAGCTTCCAAATAATATGGCAGCCGAAAAATATAACCAGCACATTCTGCATTCAGAGGACTTTGACTTATGTAAGTTGATGGGGGATAAGTTCTTCTATTACTTTATGTCTAACTTTGAGACAAACGGAACTATAAAACCAGCCGCACCACAAGCGATTAAAGACCTTTACTCAGGTGTTGATTATACGGTAGATGAAATTACGTATTCATCGCCAGGGGTTAAGCCAGTACTCGTTTATTTCGCCTCGGCTAGATTGATAAAGGCAATTGGAAACCACATTACCCCAAACTCATTTGCAACAAAGATTAACGAGTTTTCAGAACCAGTTAGCAACGGAACAAAAACGTTTCAAGCTAATGAATACGAGAATGAGGCTATTGCATATTGGAATAAATGCTTACTTTATATGTCTAATAACAAGGATTTATTCCCTATTTTCTATGAGGCTGATTGTGGTTGCTCAGGAAACAGGGGTGCTGGTAAAAGACCAACAATGATACCAGTTGGTGGGCGTTCAATTACGCCTTGCAATGGTTACGATAGGAGATACAGAAATGGCAGATAAAAGAATTAGGGAGCTACAGGCTCAGATATTGCCATTGCTTAGTGACTTTGTTGCTACAGATAGAACAGGAGCTTTAGAGGCTACAAGAATGACCGTTCAACAGTTGGTTGATTTGGTTTCTACTAGTGTTTCAAAACAAGATGCTAATGCAGGGACTACAACACCTGACAACGCATTCGGCACAAACGGCGATTTCTATTTTCAAATACCTACGGACGGATCTTTTCTTAGGATGTTCAAGAAAGAAGCTGGTAGCTGGTCAACGGTGTTTAATATTCCATTACCTTACTCTATTTCGTTCAGCAATCCAGATGACGCAAGCGGAAACATAGCCTATGTATTGCCAACAGGTAAAACTATTACTGGTGTTGACATTGCACAGGTAATTGGAGGAACTCCTATAAGGTCAAATGCATTCCCTACTTATAACGATGGCGTAATTTACGGAGGCTTTACATTACTTGATTTGCCAGACACACAAACGATAACAATTAAAATAGCATAGAATGAAAATCAAATTATTGATATTATTACTTATCGCCTCGATTGGGGCAAGTGCGCAATACGTAAACGTTGGCGCAAATGGCGTACAGAGGCAAATCATTTCGGGGGATAGCACGTTCAGGTGGAATCTGGGCGCGGCTGGCTTCCTTTACGGCAAGTCGCTTAGTTGGTATAGGTCAAATTTCAGCCCCAACCTAACATTCAGCAACGGGCTTACTAGGACGGGGAATGATGTGAAGTTGGGGGGTGTGCTAACAGATTTCACTACTATAGGAGACATAGGGGTTTTATCGGGAAGCAACGGACTGTTAGAGGTTTTTGATAAAACATTGACTGGTAACTTTATCGCTAACCATACCACTTTTGATGGTAGGTTTGGTAGCTTCACCAACTTTACAACTTCAACATCTTCTGCGGTAACTATTAAATCAAGGGAAATTACAGGAAGTTATGCAACTGTAGAAACTGTATCTGATGGTGACGATTTAGCAAGGGTAAATATTAACGTGTTGTCTGGAATAGGTAATACAGGTTTACAGATAAAAAGTTCAACAGGCGCAATATTAAGGGATGAGATATTCAAAAAAGGCATACGAACAGCCCTAGACTACACAAAGAACTTCACCGCTGCCGACTCGCTCTATTACGTTAACAAGAGATATGCGGATAGTTTGGCGAATGCAGCTAAGTTAAATGCGGATAGCCGTCAATCCTCTGCATTCACCCCTTACAACAAAGGTTTTTGGTCTAACCTTTCTGATTTTACGGTAGTGGGGACTACGCCAACAATAAGCAGTACAAATTCAGTATCATATACGGGTGGGGCGAACTACACACAATACCTTAAGGTTAACGGGTTAACAACGGCTGACCAGAACATTGATTTTGAGGTTACTTTTCAAGTTGGGGCACTTGGTAATGGGATGGCTGTCGGCAAGAAAGGAATACAGTTTGTTGGTTCGTCCCCTGCCGTAAACATTAGCTATAACACATCGACCAATGTATTAACAATAGGCGTTGCCGCTGGTGTTGTAAAAACATCAGCTAGTAATTTTGTGACTGCAGTAAATGATGTATTAAGGGTAAAATACATACAAAGGGGTATGATTGTTAGTGGCGAGGTGTTCAACGTTACGCAAGGAATTAGGTTTAGTATTACGGAAAAATCATTCTTTACGCAGGGGGTAAACACGGCTGACTTTGTGGTTTATTCATTAGGGGGCAATAATTCGATACAAAAAATAGAGATAGTAAGTTTTACTAACACACATCCTGCATTTGCCATACTCGGTGACAGCAAAAGCATATTGCCTAACTTTACAGGTAGTTGGTCGACATATACAAAATCACTTGGAAATAGTAGCAATTTCGCAAGTAGCGGGGCTTTGATTGCTGATATGATAAGTCAACTGCCTTATTTTCTAACTTACATACATGCAGATGATGTGTTCCTTAACATAGGTAGGAATGATTTAGCAGTTGGAACTCCATTGGATACGATTAAGGCGCAATACGCATACCTTACAAACGCATTAACATCGGCAGGTAAAAGAGTAATACACATAAAACCAATACCAGAAATAACCATAGCAGACCAAAGCGCAATCAGTGATATAATTGACGATAATGGTTATGCGGATGTAATTGACGTCACCCCATATTGGAGCAATGCTTTACATTTAAGTCCTGATAACGTACATCCAAATGAAGCGGGCGCAAGGCTTTTAGGTAACAGGGTTGTGGCTAGTGGCTTCATTTCACCTACAGGAACTTATCAAGATATACCAAATCAAAACGCATTAATATTAGGAGATATAACCGGGAGGGCAGAAAGCGCCAGCACATCCGTAACAGCCACAACGGCAAACACCTTAACAACTCCTAGACTGATAAACAATGTTTCATTTAATGGTAGTGCAGATATTGTAACGCCAACTATTTATGATGTAAATTTCAGAAGGATAACTAATCCAGGTGGTGCAACATATACGGGGTCTTCATCCCCAACAGGGGCGATAGAGATAGTCTTGCCCGTTGGAGTAATTAATAGCTTTATGACAATAACCGTAAACGTATTTAATTATACATCTGCTGGCTCATTCAGTATGAAGATTTCTGGTTACGTTTCTGCCGCTTGGAATAATTGTACCGCTTACGTAATGGGTCAACCTGCTGCTGATAGAAAGTTTACCGTTAGATTTGGTTATAATTCAGCGGGTAAGGCTGTAATATACGTAGGCGAGTTGGCAAGTACTTGGAGCGCTCCGCAGGTTTATGTTACCGATGCAACATTTGGATTTGGCGGTTACACTTCCTCATTACTTTCTGGTTGGGCTATAAATTTCCAGTCAACGGCTTTTGAGGGCGTAATGACAACCGTAACCGATACACAGGCGGCGGCGCTTAGCACAAATACTCCAAATGCTATTGTAAGGCGTGATGCTTCGGGTAATTTTAGTGCAAGCACGATAACCGCTGCTTTGACAGGGAATGCCAGTACCGCTACATCTGCTGCTACATTGACAACGACAAGAACCATTTGGGGACAGAACTTTAATGGTTCTGCAAATGTTACGGGCGCAATGACTGGTGTTACCACTATAGTTGCAAGTAGCACGATAACAGGTTCTAATTTATCGGGAACCAACACTGGTGATAACGCAACAAACACAACTTCCAATACCTACGCAGACGCAAAGGTTCAAAACTCGCTAACGGCAAGTACAACGGTAGCACCTAGCGCAACGGCTGTCAATACAGCATTGGCGTTGAAGGCTGATTTAAACAATGCTGCTTTAACTGGGAACCCTACCGCACCTACACAAGCGGCAATTGACAATAGCACAAAACTTGCAACCACTGCTTATGTAACAAGTGCCGTAACTGCGACGAATGCAATATCAATAAAGTCCCAAAGAAGTATGTCTACATCACAGACCCTGTCTTCATCAACAGATTACACGGCATTGGTGAACGTGACAACTGGTAGTGACGTAATCATAACATTGCCAAACGCACCATTGGGGCAGATATTCATCGTTAAAAAGATAAACAGTTCAGGTATAGG